TGATAAAGCAATAAAAGATATTGAAAGTTCAAATGATGTAAATGCTATGGCTAAAATGAAAGCACAATTGGAAAGACTTAATTCTATAGGTGGTATAGATGCAGTCATACCTTCAGAAGGAATAACATTTATGTTCAATGATAAACTATACAAATTTACAGGAACATTCGCACCAATTAATTCACTATTAGGAATATTAAAATATGGGAACTAAGATGAAAAAATCAGAATTAAAAAAAATAATAAAAGAAGAAATAACAAATTTCCTAACAGAAGAATCTCACAATGACCATTCTCTTATGAGATTTTACAATATAACAATGAAAGCTAGCTCAAGTAGTGAAGCAACAAGACTTATTAATTCACGAACAGATAAGATAACAAATAGAGCTAAATTACAATCGTGGATAGATGTTTTAGAAGATGAAAATTATCATACTGAAGCTGAATATGCATACAATAAATTAAAAACATTAAAACATTAATAGAAAGAACTACAATGAAAAAATCTGAATTAAAGAAAATTATCAAAGAAGAAATTAAAAATATTTTAAAAGAAGATTTTGATAATTCAATATACATTAAAGGAAAAGACTTAAAACGTATTGGTTGGATAGTTATTAATAAACGAAAAAATGATGGTCGTCCTTTATACACATTAGAAAGTGGTGATGATAAATCTTGGGGTGCAACTTATAGAATGGGAACATCAAAACATTCAGAAAGCAGTTCTTTGTTTTATACTATTCCTATAAAGGTAGAAGGAACTAATAGATTTAGAATGCTAACAGATGACGAAAAATGGTCACGTGCATATGCATATGAAGAAATTGAAATTAAAAAATAAGGAACTTAAATGAAAAAATCAGAATATAAAAGAATATTAAAAGAAGAACTTGGTTTAGTATTACCAGACGGAACTATAAACGGTGACCCAAAAGGAAAAGAAAAAGCAACTACTAAAAAATACAAACAAAAAGAAAAGAATATTACCGAAGCAACAAGCAATGTAATATATGCTGGTATTAATTTTCTTGTTGTAGTTAAAATTAAAGAATCAGGTGGATATATTCAACTAATTCCGCGCACAACAAAGGATATAGATGTATTAGATACATATGGAAGAGAACGAGCAACTATGTTTTTAGAAACTAAGTTAAAACAACAGTTGGGTTTTCGAGTATGGTATTCAGGCGATGGGTCAGCAGGGTTGAACTTCAGATTTAGTATTATTAATATTGAAGAACTTTTAAAAAGTAAAATAAAATAGGAGGTTTCATGGCTCAATTTACAAGAAGTCAATTCGATAATATGTCAAAGGACGAAAAAGATGAATTGATGAAGAAAAAATCGGATAGACCCAGTGCAAGACCTATGGGTGATATTTATCCACAGACTATAAAAAGAATATTAGAAGGAGAAACACCAAAGATTACTTTGTCAATGTATGATAGAGAAAGTACAATGACAGATGAAGAAAAACAAGAACGTTTAGACGAAGCAACAGAAAGAGAAAATAGACATAAACTATTTGCTGATTTACGAAAAGAAACAAATCCAACATTCTGTCCTAAATGCGGTAAGTTTATGAGTGACAGATTAGATGCTAAGTTTTTTGTAATAAGAAAAACTTGCTATACCTGTGTTATCAAATATGAACGTAAAATACAAGATGCTGGTCTATGGAGACAATACGAAGATAAGATTATGACTGATAATAAATTATCATTTTTGAGAGATGTAAAAGAAGAGGTTGAAGATTATTTAAATGGTGGTCTCAAAAGAGAATATAAATACGTGACAGAAGAAGGTAAAATTGAAAAATGGACTAACGATGCTTATGATGAAACAAAAGTATTTTTAGAAAATACATTGAAAGAGATAACTACTATACAAGAAGATTTATCTAGTTATTTAAATGAACTAAATGAGGTATTGAAAAATGACGTCGCAATCAGCGCCTAATTTACGTGACATAATAAAAGAAGAATATTCAAAGTGTGTTAAGGACCCAATATACTTTATCAAAAGATACTGTATAATCCAACATCCTATTCGTGGTAAAATACCATTTATATTATACGGGTTTCAAGAAAACATTTTAGCAGCATTCCTAAAGTTTGATAGAAATATAATTTTGAAAAATAGACAAATGGGTCTATCAACATTAGCTTCGGCCTATGCACTTTGGTTAATGACTTTCTTTGATGATAAGAATATATTAGTTATAGCAACAAAACAAGATGTTGCAAAGAATATTATTTCTAAGGTTAGAATTATGCATAATCTATTACCAAGTTGGATGAAACGTAAATGTACAGAAGACAATAAATTAGGATTACAATATAACAATGGTTCAAAGATATATGCTAGCACCTCGGCAGGAGACGCCGGCCGTTCAGAAGCTGTATCTTTACTTATATTAGATGAGGCTGCATTTATTCCAGGAATGGAAGAACTATGGGGAGCATTACAACCTACACTTTCTACAGGTGGTGATATTATTGTATTATCAACTCCTAATGGTGTTGGTAATTGGTATCACGAAACATTTGTAAAAGCAGAAGAAGGAAAGAATAATTTTTATCCTATTACTCTTCACTGGACATTACACCCCGAGAAAGACCAAGACTGGAGAGATTTACAAGACATAGAATTAGGACCAAGATTAGCAAAACAAGAGTGCGATGGTTCATTCTTAGCATCTGGTGATACTGTTATTGCCGGTGAATTATTAGAATGGTATAAACAAACTCACGTTATGGAACCTATAGAAAAAACAGGATTTGATAGAAATGTTTGGATATGGGAATATCCTGATTATACGAAATCTTATATGTTAGTATCTGACGTTGCAAGAGGAGATGGGAAGGATTATTCAACATTCCATATCTTAGAACTTGAAACACTAAATCAAGTTGCTGAGTATCAGGGAAAACCTGGAACACAACAGTTTGGAGATTTATGTGTTGAATATGGAACAAAGTATAATGACGCATTAATAGTTATGGAGAATGCTACGATTGGTTGGGCTGCATTACAAAGAATATTAGATAGAAGTTATAAGAATGTATTTTATAATGAAAATAAAAGTAATATTATTGATGATAAGGTTATGACTAAATATGTTGGTAATATGATTAAGATGGAAAAGAAATCAGTTCCTGGATTTACAACTTCTGTAAAATCAAGACCATTAATAATTTCAAAGATGGAACAATATTTTAATGAAAGAAGTGTAATAGTTAGATCGACAAGATTAATAAATGAACTATTTACTTTTATTTGGAATGCAGGGAAAGCAGAAGCAGCAACTTCAAACTACAATGATGACTTAGTAATGGCATATGCAATTGGTTTATGGGTTAGAGATACCGCGCTTAGGTTGAGAGAACAATCAAAAGAATTGACTCGAGCAACTTTAGACGGATTTAGAGTAGAAAAAACTGCAGTCAAATCAACTCCATTTTTTATTGGTGGTGCATTACAAAAGGATCCATACAAAATAAGTGTAGGAAAATCAGAGAACTGGGACACAAGAGAACTATTATGAAAATAAACGAATTATCTAAAATAGAGAAAGCAATCGATTTAGCCCAAGACGTCCATTCAGGTCAATATAGAAAGGTAAGCAAAAAACCTTATATCATTCATCCATTCAGAGCATATCAAAGAGCAAGAGCAATGGGTTTATCTGATGATGTTCAAATCATAGCAGTTCTACACGATACATACGAAGATGCTAAAAATAAAGCGTATGTTGCAGATAAAATTAAATCTATGTATGGAAATATAATCTGGAAATATATTTTATTATTATCTCACGATAAAGGTACAGATTACAATACTTACATATTATCACTGGCAAAGAAGAGTAATGTAGCCCTACAAGTCAAATTAATCGATATAATTGAGAACCTGTTAGATAATGCGAGCCCAAAGCAAAAAGCCAAGTATTTATCTGGTTTGCTATATTTATTAAATAATAAGGTTAAAATCGATAATAAAATTGTGTCTCAAATAAAAAGTTTGACACAATAACAATAATTAAAAAGAGGTCCTAATGGCAACATTGACAGAAAATGTATTCAAAACGCTTAAACGTTTATTCTCAAACGATATTATAGTTAGAAGAGTTGGTGATAAAAAGTTTAAAGTTATAGATACATACAACACTCAAGCAGTTGGTATGTTAGCAACAAATTACTTGGGTCGAAATTATAGTGTATTAAGATATAATACAACTAATTATGGATATAATCAATCTCTTTCAATCTTATCTCAAAGATTAATGCTATTTAGAGAATATGAATTGATGGATCAGGATCCAATTATAGCATCCGCATTAGATTTATATGCAGAAGAAGCAACAGTAAAAAATGAATTTGGAGATATTTTAACTGTAAAATCTGGTGATAATGAAATAAAAGATGTTTTAGATAACTTATTTTATGATATTTTAAATATAGATTTTAATTTGCTTCATTGGACAAGAAACCTTGTAAAATATGGTGATATGTTTATGAAGTTAGATTTAGCCGAAAAAATCGGTATTGTAGGTGTAATTCCTATCTCTCCTTATGTTGTTGAAAGACATGAAGGTCTAAACCCACATAACCCATCAGAAGTAAAATACAAAATAGATGGTCCAATCCTTCAAGGTAT